CCCGCGGGGGCACTGTGATACTCGGATAGAGCGGCCGTAAGGCTCTTACCTGTTCCCCTGGGTACCGTCACCCCACAATGTGTGGAGCCCCCCCCGGACGGTGAGAACGATCTTGGTGGCGGTCTGTTCGCAACAGACCTCCGCGACCCGACGCGGAATCCTACCCAACCCTCAACCCCCCATCCACACGAGGTCCTCGGCGTGGAAACGCCTCGAGTGCACCTCAGTGGCAAGCATGCCCACCCCCACGGACCTCCCGTCCACCTTCCCAGGCGGCAACCAGAGATCGTACCCCACAGCGTCCGACACCGCCGAAGCCACGGCTGACCCCATGCGCCAGTCGGACCAACCCTTGGGCTTCAACCGGCCTGTGACCCAGTCGAACCAGACGTTACGGCTCCACCCGGACCACCTGACGCGCACACGCGCGAGGTCCCGTTCGTCGAACAGCCCAGCCACTGCAGACCATCCGCGCCTCATCAGAGCGCGCAGGACAGGGGCGACGAAGATCGAGTCGATCGTCAGCCGCGGCGGGGAGACGTCAGTGAACCTGCCCCCGAGGAGGTGAGCGGTGGAAGCCGCCTCCACACGTTCGATGCGGATCTGCGTGTCGAGGACCGCGTTCCAGGAAGTTCCCTGGACGCCCGCCAGAACCGCGTCTGCGGCCGCCCGTGCCACCCCCTCGTCACGGAACACACCCCCGTGGCTGCGCATGTTGGCCGTCGCCAGGTCCCGCACACGACGCGGAACCTTGTCTGGGTCCGTCATCGCGACGCGCCTCGTCTCGAAGCCTGTGTCGGGGGAGACGTTCTCCTCGACGACCCGACGCCAACGTGTGCTGCGACTGACCTCGAAGCCAAGTCCACCGACGGACTTCGGAGTGTGGAACAGGTCCTCAACATGTTGCCTGGGCGCCCGGGTGAACCCACAGATGTCGCGGATGGCGTGCTCGCGCACCACGTGGAGCGGGCAGTCACGCTGCACCAGCCGTGCCCAGGAGGAGGCCGTCGACTGGACTGTGAGCTTGCCCCCGGCCCAGGCGTTCGCGTAGTACAAGGACGGTATCGCGCGGGCAGGGTACCCGGTGACGCGGGACGTGGTGATCACCATGCGCAAGAACTCGGTGCGCTCGGACGAGACGAAGAACTTGCCTGGGTTGACCGGGAGGACACGCATGTAAGTCTTGACGAGCGTGACCGCCGAGTTCCACGAGTGTGCGAAGATGAGGTCATCGTCGCCCTGGAGCGCGAACTCATCGACCGCCGGCATCCGACCGCCCGTGACGGCGACGATCCCGATGAACTCGACGTAGTTGAGCAGTGTCCCGAGGGCCGACGTGAGCGCCCAGCCAGAGAGGAGCCCCCGGAGGTGCCGCCACGTGTGTCCTTCCCAGTTCACGGACGCCGTTCGCAGCCGAGACACGATGATCTCCGTGATGCGCTGATGGACCTCCGGCTCCGGGGACTTACGCCGAGCCGACTCAGCTAGCAGACGCACCATCGAGATGATGAGCTCCATCCACGGGACGTGGTCGAAGGTCGACTGGTCGATGGGAACGCCCACGCTCCCCCGCATCTTGTTCCGCCACATGCGCCACCGCTCAAGCTGCTGGACCTTCCGCCCCAGCGTGGTCGGGAACACACTCTCGAGTGCCTCCTCGACCCCCTGACACACGAACTTCATCTGCAGGTAGAGGTCCCAGTCACTCGAGACAGTGTTGCGCGTCTTCGTGCGCTCTCGCTTGGGGTTGACCACGTTCTTGGGCTCCGCGGTGGAGAACAGGTCGCGGATGAGGTCCCCACGGGATGAAGCCAGGTACGTAGAGAACTTCGTCCCCTTGCTGCCTGGCAGCCTCGTCCCCGTTGTCGCCCCGTTCGCCAGCCAGACCGAGGGAGACCGGAGGAACTCGTCAACGCCTAGCTGCTCCCTGAACTCGAACTGTGCCCGTGCCACCTCACGAAGCCCCTCCTCGACCACCTTCCGGGTGTCGGATCCTGGGGAGTCCCCCGGCTTGGGGGTCTCGACCCACGCTGTGATCTGGTCGACGAAGTTGGCGTCCTTCACCGGCGGGGCTCCGAAGAAAGCCTCGAAGCCGACGAGCTCCTTCCAGTACTCAGGCCACAGCACTTCCCCCCACTTCTTCGCGACCTCTGAGAGCTCCTTGAACAGCCCGATGAGCCACCCGTTGTCGATGGAATCGAAGCCCAGCCCCAACAGGAGCGACACGACGCGGTCCCTACATGCCAACACACCCAAATTCCCCCCCCCACCCCCCCCCATCCAAACCCCCGGGCCCGGCACCCAGGGGGACCCCCCCCCCCCCCACAGAAGGGGGCGCGAAAGGAGCCGGCGCCCC